CTGGACCGGAATCAATGTGCGTTTAATAATTTTAAAACGGATATTCAACCATCACTCATTTTTGAACGGCTTCGTGACCATGTCACTGAACCTGCTGTACTTTCACGAAATGATCCTCGACTCTTTGAGTCTCAGGATCCACTAGAAGCTGCTATTGACAAATACAGCGTCTCCGCTTTACCCTTCGAACCATCTGTAGTTGAAGAAGTTCGTGAACACTTATATAGTGTCATGGATAGCTTCAAAGCTAGACCGATCGGAGACGTAGGCGAGGATAAAGCCATTAATGGCGATTCTAGTGTACGATTTTGTGAACCCCTCAATATGCACACCGCTACAGGATACCCCTATAATCTAATCAAAGCTGATAAGACGAAAGGTGGTAAAAGATGGCTCTTCGAGGAAGAAGATAACCATTATTCTGTTTCTCATCCTGAACTTCGAAAGAGATTAGATGAGAGATTGCGATTTGCTAAAGAGGGACACAGGTATGACTCCTTGTCTATTGCTAATCTAAAAGATGAGCGCAGAGACCTTGAGAAAATACCTGTTGGTAAAACCCGACATTTTTCGTTGTTCCCGACGGATTATGTCATATTGTGTAAGCGATACATGCAAGAATTCCTGGTATCGTGGTACGGAAGTTGTCTAGAAACATTTATTGCTGTCGGAATGGATCCCTATTCCTCCGACGCAGATATATTTATGGACAAACTCCGAGCCACATCGGATATCGGTTTTGATGGTGATTTCAAGGCATTCGACGGCAAAATAGCCCCCGAAATGTTTGATGAATTACTTCATTTGCTGAATCATTATTATCGACATGAGCAAAACCATGAAGAGAATATGATGATCAGACGAGTTCTTGTAAACGAAGCTTTACACACAATTGAATTGGCTCGCAATGTGGTCTATGGAAAACACGGCGGAGATCCCTCCGGATTTCCACTGACCACCTTGTTCAACTGCCTCGTTAATTACTATTATATGTCAACGGCGTATCTGTCTACTGTACCGATGAAATATCGATCTATGAAGAACTTTGAAGCTCTCACGAAGCTTTTTGTGTTCGGAGATGATAATGTGGTAGCAGTCGATCGAAAGGTCGCTCCCTATTTTAATCTCAGATCTGTTTCTGAATACCTAGCAGAACATGACATACAATATGTACCAAACGATGGTAGTAATGAACCAGTCAAGAGTGTAGAAGATTTATCTTTTCTCAAAAATACTTTTCGTTCAGAAGGCAAGCATACCTATGCCATGCTAGACGATAAAGTGATTTATGAGATGTGTAATTGGATTCGCAAAAGCGATGATGATTTCATAGCAACTCTTGACAATTGCAACACGGCGTTGCGATATGCTTATTTTCATGGAAGACCATATTTCTCGAAACTAAGAACCCAACTTTATGATGCTCTTCTTACTCTATCAGAGAATGCCATCCACCTATACACGTATACCTATTTGGATCATGTGTTTAAGGAGGAAGGATCTCTGCAAACGATTGAAGAGCTCGAAGTTGAGCTAAATGTCGCACAATGTCTCATTGAAGAAGTGAACCAAG